ACTGTCTGCAAGAATGCGATAGTAGTCGTCCTTCTTAAGATTTTGATAAATCTTAAATCTAACATGATTGGACTTTGCTAACTTTTTCGCACGCTCGATGGCTTCTAGGTTATTACCTTTTAGCTCAGGGCCGCCAGTACAAACACAAAATTCTACCTCTGGGTATATTGCATTGTACTTTTCAATTAGGTCCATGTAAAAGTGCGGCTGTTTTTCATCATCCCAGCGTGCCGCAAACACCACGCGCTTTTTGCGTTGGTTAAGCGGTGTATTGTGCGCAACACGATCAGACACTTCTTGTTTACCAAACGGCAATCCACTTACGTAAATCGGACAGCTGAAACCGGCAATGCGCAAGTGTGCGGCAAATTCTTCATTTGCAACAATGATGCCCGACACAAACTCAGCACACATTTCTTCAAACTTGCGCATCCAGTTAAACATGCCTTCGCGACACACAAAGTCATCAGGGTCAACCGTTTGCGCTAGGCAACGTACAAACACTTTGGGCTTGTACTTGTCTTCGACTTGGTCCATGATGTATGCAAGTGATTCTATTCCTGGAGTATACATATCCTCAAAAAATATCACATCTTCGCTGGTCACATCGCCTTGTTGCATCATGCGTATCAGCTCGGCCATTTGTGTCATGCTGTAAAAAGTACGTCCGTGTGCATCAAGCACACTGCCAGTAACAATTTGCTTTGAGTCGTCTAAGTTTTGACCGAGCACCGAAACATACTTAATGTCGCGAGCTTCAAACACACGTTCGTTCCAGTCTTGCAACTGTAAAGTGTAGCGGGCTTCAAGCTGTTCAAGTCCGCAGTAGTATAATTTTCTCATTCGTCGTCGTCCTCCGGGATATCGTCAACATCTGCGTATGTAGCAAGACCATCGACTTCTTCATTGTCAGGGCTAGCAACTTCTGTAGTATCAAACAAGTTTCCAAACACGTTGCCTTTTTGTCCACCAAAGCTTAGTTCGTCCAGGAAGTTTCGGTTAGCATTGATCATTTCCATTCTTTCGTCATGTGTCTTGTCCTTGGCAAAGAACTCTTCCACAAACGAGTTAAAGAATAAAATGTTAGCAGGCACAAAGTCACTTACTTGATTAACTGCTGAACCACGCTTTTGCTTGCTCCAGTCTTTGTAACTCAAGTTAAATCTAGTGTATTCCATGTCAGCCAAACGATTTGCTTCTTGCACTGCATTAACATGAATGTAAACATTGCTGGCCATTGCTAGCAAATAGCTGCCGTTGTCCCAGCTTGTTTTAGCAACCTTGCCTAGCTTGTTCGGTTCATCTGGGCCTAGGCGGCACATATCACCAAGTGTCATGCGACTAGCAATCGGACCGTTAAAAGGCATCTGCTGTTTGCTTTCTTTAAGCAAACGGTCATCAACTGCTTTCTTCATGTTGTAACCAAAGCGTTTCGATGTGTAACTAGGGTACGTGTAAATCTGTCCTTTTGCAACTGCCAAGAACGCTGACGCACAGTCAAAACTAATTGTAATTTTTGGCTCGTACTGTCTAAGCTGTCTTTGTATAGAAGTCAAGTAACATGCCCAGTCTAGTCGCCCGATACCCAAAAAGTGAATCCACTCTTTGTCTTCGATTAGACCATCACGTAACAAATCTGCCATGCGTGCTAACACGCTAGGCATGTGCTTCATGTTGATACCAGCAAATGCATAACCTTCAAGTGTACGATCACGACTGAAGCCAAGCTTTTCAATTTCGTCTGCATCACTAAACATTTTAACAGACTCGTACCACTTGCTGGAGTTGTCAAAGTTAGTACCGGACAGCACGTTAAGAAACTTGGTAGCGCCAGGCGTGCGGTGCTGTATAAAGTAATACAAGTTTATCAAGCTCAAGTCAAGTGTGTCGTCAAACGATGTTAGACCTGTTTTTTGGCTTAACGGTGGCTCGGCAGCAAACGCAGGAATATCAAGTGTCATTGAAAAATCCGAAGTTGCTTCAAGCCAACGCAAAACCTTTTCTCGAATCTTGTCACCGCCTGCACCTTGAAAGTCAGACCAGTCAACGTTTTTAAAGTGACCTGCGCCTTTTGCAATCTGGAATCCGCCTGAGTCTCCAAGTAGGAAGGTCGAACCGTCACGCTTGCGACTTTGTACCATGCGTTCTTGTTCTTTGGACTTTTCAAGATCAAGTTTAGCATGCCCTGCTGAGTACAATCCCCACTTGTAGTTAAAGTACCCGTTGCCGTTGTAAAAGTCAAGCCCTTGATGTCCTTTATCAAAGTTACCACTAAAACGATTAGGTCCGTAGTACTCAGGGTCATCGTCAAGCTTGGCCATTTGGTGAATGTAAAACCCACTGAACGCAGGCAAGTGTACTGCCCAGTCGGGTTCTTGCGAATCAGTTAAATTAAATTGATCAAATTTTTCTGTCATTTAAACCTCTTGGAGTAAAGCTAGACAGATGTCTAGCTAGCTCTTGCAGGAAGGATGTAAGTGTAAGTACCGATACCGGAGTTTACTTCGATTTTAAGTGCGCCTTGATCACTAAAGCTTACGCGAGTAAACTCAGAACTTTTGTGCAACTTCATGATTGCCAAAAAGTGTGTTACTGGAAAGCGCCAAGCGTGAGTCAATGTGCCACTGATGTTTTTTGCAAATGTTATTTTTGATCTGTCAGTTGAACCCGAACCAATATGGAACTCAAGGTTACCGTTGTTTGTTTTTGCAATAAACGAGTCTTCGTAACTGCCAAGAATGTTGTTCATTGTTGACAAGTCTGTGATACCTTGCGACGACGGTTCAACTGTAACTTTCCACTCGGCACCTTTAAACGGCGGCACTTGTATTTGTTCTTCGGCAACTTCAGCTGCCATGAATCGATACTGTCCAGAGTGACCAGAACCGGAATCAAACGATACTTCTGCAGGAGTTTCGATTCCGCCTCTGTCTCGTGATTCAATTGTTACTGTAGCATCTTTTGAATTGAATCGATCAAAGCCCAGGTAACCTGCAAGAACGCCCATGCGCGATAAACCAACTGTGCCAACCAAGTTCTCAATTGGCTTGTTGATAACGCCTGTTAAAACAACTGCGCGATTTTCTTCCATGGCCTCGATTATAACCGATTCCTCGTCACCTTTAACTTTAACTGCTTCAATGAAGCCTAAGGCATGTGTGTGTTTTACTATATCTGATAGGGTATTAAAAACCATTTGTAATTCCTTTTACGATTTTAGGGGTATTATAGCAAGGTTGTGTTCGAATGTCAAGCATTATTTTAACAAATCGGACCAGACGGCAAGTGCCGTGAAACCTTGCGCCTGCTCTCTTTATATTCCCAGATTAATTTGCAGTAACGGCAGCCGCATGTTGGCTTTCGGTCACCTTTGTATTGTTTTGTATATGTGCAGTGTGTTTTCATTGTTACCCAAACAATGAATCAAAGTGTGCGGCTTGCTTTGATGCTTTGGTTAAGTCCCACGGTAACACGCCTAGCAAGTTTCTTACCTTTTGATCAACAATAGCTTCACGCATTGCTTCTTCGTCAAACGGTAACTCCAAGAACCAGTCCGGCAAATGCGCTTCGTCGATCGGGTAAGCAACAGACTTCATTACATTGTCAGCTGTTTCTTTTAGCTTACAAACAATGATCTTTTGACCATCTATAATAGGACCGGTGTGATGATCATTGTTTACTTTTCTAAGCAAGTTCCAGTTCATGCTTGCAGTTACGTGACCTGGTATAGTCAACTGCACCTTCTGTCCTTGCATTTTTGCTGCCAGTGCAACATCACGTCTGTCTTTGTACTTGGTTAAACCGTTTACAGCTTTAGGCGTGCCTTTTTCCCACGGCTTCATGGCATCGAACTCTTCTTTGAATTCTTTGATCATACCAATTACATGGTCTTCGCCTTTGTAAAGCAAAGTTTCAGTCAGTATGTCCATCAAGAACTTTTGCACAAAGCGCGGTGTATCAGAACGTCTCAAGTCAAGGCCCATTGCTTTAACTTTACCGATGCTGCCGTTGATATCTTTACGTTTACCTTCATCGTCGTAAACCAGTGCCGCATAGCGTTTTTTCTTAATGAATAAGGCCGATTCTGCAACTATCTCACGAGCCGACACAATAACACCAGTAGATTGTTCTAGTGGGATATTAAACGTGTCTTTCATGAATTCCGGGAATGTATCACTAACTTGATCCGAAATTGTGTTGTACACTTCAATTGCAGTTTCTTTGTTCCATTCAAGATTACCGGACTCAATGTCTTCTTTGAGTGCAGGATATGCGCTGTAGTACGTGGAGTCAGTGTCACCGTAAATACAGCATTCGCCGTAATGATCATACACACCTGTTAGCATTTCGTTTGTTTTTGCCGCCATGTGCTTGGTGATGTTACGTCCAGTAAGCGTAGTTGATTGTCCAATTCTTTGGTCAAAGAATCTTGAGCCTGCGTTCAATAGTGCTCCATACGCTGAGTTCAAGTTAATCTTTTTAACCAACTGTCGTTTGTCCCAGAACGCAAGTATATCTTCAATGTCTTGTTGTTTTCGATAATGTGCTTTGCCATTTTCGTCAACTTCAAGATTTTGTCGATTCATGTACGCCACAAGTTCGTCACGATCGCCTTGTTCGATCAGTTTCGAAAACACCTTGATCTGTAAAGCTTCGGTTGCCAAGTAAGGATCGGCTTTTGCTACACTGTCGTCAATGTCATCGTTGGTAAACAACTCCTTAGGAATATTAAAGCCTTTTTCCTTTTCGTTAAGTTTAACCAAGTTGTATGCCGCACCAAAGCTTTTTAGAAACTTACGTTCGGAGTACCAGCGGCTTAACAGCCCAGGAATAACACCTTCGGCATCAGTTCTAAAAATAGTACCGTTTGCAGATATTGCCCAAGGTTTGCCACCTTCGAATATAAGCTGTCTCAGTTCAGCGCCAGTAACAGTATAAGTGTCGCCATTCTCGAATCGCAATCTTAACTTTTGTTCTCGATTGTTTTCGAAAAAGTATTCCATCTCAAGTGGACAGAATCTATCGTTCCACCACATTGCAAATGTGTGTCGCTTGGCTTCTGCTTCGTACTGGTTAATGGCTTCTTCTGTTCCGCTCAAGTCAAGTTGCCCGATAATTGTTTCCGGACTCATGTTGAGCGCACGTATAACAGATGGATACAGAGAGTTCAAATCGGCAGAGCCAACCCATTTTTGCATGCCCTTTTTAGGCGTTGCTACCCAGCCACCTGCGGCTCTAACATCACCGTCGTGTCTAACCTTGTTCGGAACAACTAAACCTCGTTGATGTGCTTCAATAATAGCCGCTTGGTCAATCATTGCAACTGTGCCCATTGTAGTAGGCATCAACACACAGTTAGCATGTGCAATCGTGCTACACAAGTCAATGTACTGTAGCTTTACATCTAAGCGATGTAACAGCATGGTATCTTGTATGTTGTATTGCAAAAACTTTTTAAAGTCGTTGTTGTAAAGCTGATCCAGTGTGCCTGGGTAATCGACTTTTTGTTCGTTTAGTTCGGCTTCGGCAATTGCGTTCAGTGCATAACTGTGACGTTCTTCGTAGTTGTATTTTTTGTATAACTGCATGTAGTCGAGATGAACGCGACCAATCAAGTCATATGTTGGCAACTCTTTTGAGCCTCGCTCAAACTTTCTAAGCTTGGGCTTTTCATCCCACAAGCACAGTTTGCGAATTTCTTGTCTGCCAAGTTGTTTTATGATACGATGCACAGTGTATGGTATATCGTATGCTTCTGAGTTCCAGCCGCTTAATACATCGGCATCTTCGATCAGTTCAAGAAACACTTTGAGCAATTCTTTTTCATTTTCGAAAATGATTGTGTCGCCAACTTCGTGTGCAATCTGAGTTGCTTCGTCGATTGACAAACCTTTAGGCGGTACTGCTAAACACACCATTTGATCAAGCCATTGCATATATACAGCAATTGAAGTGATCGGTGTCAGTGCATCTGCAGGTTCGGAGTAACCGTTATCTTTGTCGAAGTCAACCTCGATATCGAAAAACGCAACATGCAAGTTAGGTTCGTTGCAATTAAGATATTCATTCTCGAGGCATCGCATAACAATGTTAACATCTGACTCGTACTTGGCGCCAGAAAACTGATTGAGCATTTTTGCACGTTCAGTGTGGTTGCTTGGTGAAATAAGCTTTACTGGTTTGCCGTGTATGGTTTTGTGTGTTCCGCGTGGATCATCGATATAAAAGTGCCAATCTGGTTGGTATTCCTTTACAATGCGTTCACCGTTAACACGTTCCACTACACGAACAACTTCTTCTTTTCTTAAGTGTAGAGCATCAATGTACATTAAATATCCTTTTTTAATTTACCTGTCGATAAATAATATAAAACCAAGACAGGTAAACAAGGTTATGAATTATAGTTCTATTTACAATAAACTTATACAGCATCGCAAAAAATCTGAGTTGTTAGAAACCGAAGTCTCCGAAGTACATCATATAGTTCCTGTTTCGCACGGTGGTACTAACGAAAAAGAAAACTTAGTTAGACTAACACCTCGCGAACATTATATTGCACATAGATTACTTTATAAAATACATAATGACAAATCTATGCTTTATGCAATCTGGATTATGTCGCATACACGCGAAGGCCTAAAAATATCAAGTCGCACTTATCAGAGATTAAAAGAAGACTTTTCTCAAGCCAACAGCGGTAAAAACAATCCTATGTACGGGAAGCCGTCGTTGTTTAAAGGTATACCTCGTTCTCAAGAGGTACGCGATAAAATTAGCAAAACTCTTTCCGGGCGTTTACTTACGGATGAAGTAAAGCATAAGATCAGTAGTGCTAATAAAGGTAACTCAGTTAGCAATGAACATAAACAAAAGATTAGCACTTCAATGACAGGTGTAAAGAAAACACCCGAGCATTCGGCTAATATTAGTAAGGGTAAGCTCGGTAATTCCTACGGACCAATGCGCGAAGAACATAAACAAAAGATTAGTAAATCGCTTAAAGGAAAAATAAAAAGTACCGAGCATATAAAAAAGATTGCTGATGCTAACCGAGGTGTAAAGAAAACACCGCTATCCGACGAACAAAAAGCAAAACTTAGTAATAACCCAAACTGTTCAGCGCATGCCAGTGTTGAACAAACTTGCCCTTATTGCGGGAAAACCGGAAAAGGAAATTCGATGAAACGCTGGCATTTTAGCAACTGTAAACAGAAATAATTACTTCTTGCCAGCGGCGTCGAGTATATCTTCGACTTCGTCGAGTGCATCTCTTTCTTCGTGTAAATTTTGCTTATGCGCAATACGAATCGCGCGGTTCAATTGACTAGGTTTAACATCAATTTCTTCGGCAATTGCTTTTACTGTATCGCGTAGGCCTTCTTTAAGGTCATCAATTTCTTGATTGACTTGGCAGCCTTCGCTGATGAGCTGTTTAATGCGAATAATATCTTCGCCCGTAAAGCCCTTACGGTTGTATTCTCGTTCTTCAGACATGTACACTCCTTGTGATTATGTTCGGTATTCTTTACCTGTGGTCTGTAGTTTAGCAGAGTGGAAACAGTTTGTCAAGCAAATTCTTTATCAAGATGCTTGATTATTTCTTTAGCATCGTCGAAAAATTCGTAGTTGTCAATGTCTGCTGTTTTAGCAATAACAACTTCTTCGTCCTCAACAGTTTTACAATTGTACACGCAGTCGGTGCGTGCGTAGTATATATCGATGTAATAATCTTGGTCGTCAGTTTTTACACCAACGTGTTTCCAGTTATTACCCCAAATATAAACTCCGGTTTCTTCTTCGAATTCACGGCTCATTGTTTTGTGCGATTCTTCGCCCGGCTCAACTTTGCCGCCAAGCCCATTGTAAAGTCCTGCTTGGTATTCGGGACGATTCTTTAACATGATAGCTACATGCGTATGGTCTACACTAAAGCAGAACCCAACTACATATTTTTGCATAATTATTCACCTGTGATGTCAGGGTGGGAAGAAATAGGGGATTCGTAAGCAGGTGCTGGTTCGAAAGGTTCTTCGAACAACTCTGGCATATTTTGTTTTAGCCAACTGACAATCAAATCACGCCCGTCTTTGTCTCCGACAACGTTTAACTCGTTGTCGATAATTGAAAACAAGTCTTGGTCAACAATAAATGGTGATAACACTTGCTTTGCCTGACTCAATTGAATCGGACTATTAAATAACTCTTTAAACTCTATAACATCGCGTGCAGAAAGCTCGCGAGTAATATCTGCAATTTTCATATTAACCCCAACCTGAATAAATGAATTCGCCACGCAAAGATCCTTGACGATAATCATCTGCCTCTTTATTTAGTTCTTCGGGGCTCTCTTCGATGCCTAGTTCTGACTGTAACTTTTTAAACATTGTTATTGCTTGCTTGCGACTTATACGACCGGGCATGCACTGTAAAAAAGTACTAAAATCGTTGTTTTTTGCGGCCTCTCGGGCAACAGATCCGCTAACACCTGCAACTGTGTTTATATCGCTGTTACGTGCGCCTGCTGACTCTGCAACAAAAGACTTTACACCCCACTCTTTAGCATAGTCACTCATAGAAGAAAACTGCTTAACACGATCGCTGCCGCACACAAAGATAATATTTTCATATTGCTCTGCTAATTTTTCTAGTGCTTGGTACGGAGTCTTGATTGCAGTGTCGTCGGATATACAAACGCCTGGAAAGCTGGCTCTTGCAAAGTTTCGCTTGGTGTTCCAATCTAGTGGGTTGTCAGGCAAATTTTGTGTTTGCGATAAAAATACAACATGATCGGCTTGATGAGACTTTGCTTCAGATAGAACACGCGAGACCATTTTTTCATGACCTCGTGTTACAGGCTGCATGCGACCAAAGCAAAAAACAACAGTTTTCTTTTCCATAATAGTATCCTTGTCCATTTGTATAAGCATACTATTATTTTTCCTTGTTGTCTATCTTTTCTTGGTCATCATCTTTTGGTGACGAAGATATTCCGCCTGACGATGATATAGTCCATGTGCGCCTGGTCAGTGCTGACCCTGTCATCATTACACCGAACGAAAGGTGGAATATAACTCCTCCTATACCAGTGGTAGTAACAGGAACCCATTTTTCTAGTTTTACACGATCAATGACTTCAAGTATGTATGCCCGGTTTTCTGCCTGTACAGTGGTAGCCGCATTGTTAATGAATTGCTGGTTTAGATGTGTCCGATACACTGGCATCAACCAAAAGTCAAACAAACATATGATCAAGTATACTGTGACAGCTAAAAGTTTCCAAGCATCCGGTAGTTTAGCACCCATTACCTTCCTTTATATACATAATAGAACATTATCTATTTGCCCTAAGTACCAAGTACCATCCGAGGGCTGAACTGGAGCAGGATCGATATACTCGCGTGTCACAACTGCTCTTAGGTAAGTGAAGTTTCCTTTAAATGTAAATGCTTCGGTGCCAGAGTCGCCAATAAAGTTTGACTCAATTGAATCATCGCCAGTAGGACTAAGTGGGTCTTTCGGGTACATCAAGTACGGCACTGCATTGAAATCTTCAATGCCCGGTAAATCGATCCAGAACCAATCTTCGTCTTGTGGATCAAGTGCAAGTGTACCTTGTAGTCCAAAACCGCCTGTAAAGTTCAAATACTTTAATTGTATTGTATGTACGCCATCGGTGTAGCCAAAGTAACTGTCTCCTTTGATACGAGGACCTGTTACTTCCATCTCCTTCTTGGTGTTTGTCAGCATGATAACTGACGTGCGTGATCCGCTCATTGATATTCCTCATACAATAATTTTATTGTATTTATCAAAAAAAATGGTGTACCCTTTTTACAGGTACACCATTCTCAGCAGATGCTTAACTTTTACGTTAAGCGGGTACTTCAGCAGTAGCAAGCTCTATGGTTGTGCCTTGGTGCGTAACATTAACAACAATGTTGTCTTGTTCTGCATCAAAGTCAACATGTACCAGTCCACCGCCTGTTAAATCACCAAACAGTATTTCTTTAGAGATTGGCAATTTAACATTTTCTTGGAACACTCTTCCTAATGGACGAGCACCAAGTGCTGGCTGGTAGCCTTCTTTAGCAAGCCATGAACGAGCTTCGTTTGACATGGTTGCTTGAACGCCCTGTTTAACAAGCTGGGCGTTCAGTTTCTGCATTTCGACATCGACCAATGTTTCAACTTGCTCTTGTTCAAGCTTGTTGAATTGTACAACATGATCAACACGATTGCGGAACTCTGGTGGAAAGAACTTTTTAACTGCTTCGTCGATTGCAGTTGCATCAAAGTCAGTTGCACCAAAACCAATGCCTTGTTTGTCTGCATCGGCAGCACCCAAGTTTGATGTTAGCACTAACACAACATTACTGAAGTCAACTGTTTTACCGCTTGACGAAGTTAATCGACCGTCGTCCATTACTTGTAAAAGTATCTGCGTAACTTCAGGTGCCGCTTTTTCAATTTCGTCTAACAACAAGATACAGTTAGGATTGTTCAGTACTTCGTAAATCAACTGACCGTCACCGTTCTTGCCTTCACCGTGCCCAACGTAACCTGGAGGAGCACCGATTAGTTTTGATACACTGTGACGTTCTTGATATTCCGACATATCAAAACGTACCAGCTTAGAAGCCATGTTGTCAGCTAGTCGCTTACAAATGTGAGTTTTACCAGTACCAGTTGGACCAACAAACAAAAAGTTACCAATTGGCTTGTTGCCATCGCGCAGTCCGGATTTTGCAATCATGATCGAATTGATCAGTACTTCAATTGCGTGATCTTGCCCAAACACTTCGTTACGCATTTTAGCAGGCAATGAAGCAACCAAGTCATTTTCTTTAACATCAATCATGTCAACTGGAATATTCGACATCTTCGACACTGCACCAATAACACGGTTGACATCAACTGTGTCAATGTCTTCGAGCTTGGCCGTTGCACCTGTTGCATCAATGATGTCAATTGCTTTGTCTGGAAAGAATCGCTGTGTCATGTAACGATCTGCTAAATCGACAGCAACATCAACAACGTTGTCTGCATATTCAACACCGTGGAAATCAGTGTAGTATTTAACGATGCCTTTAACAATACGCTTGGTGTCGTCGACACTTGGCTCGTTAACAGTAATCTTTTGAACTCGACGCATAAGCGCACGATCTTTTTCAAGATGTTCAGTGAACTCATCTTCTGTAGTAGCACCGACCAACTTGATCTTGCCTGATGCTAACGATGGCTTGAGCATGTTGCTAATGTCCATGGTGCCACCGCTTGTAGCGCCTGCGCCCATGATCATGTGCATTTCATCGATAAACATGATAACGTTGCCTTTGCTCTCAACTTCTTTAAGAATCTTTTTAAAGCGTTCTTCAAGTTCACCGCGGAATTTGGTTCCTGCAACAAGTGTACCAACATCAAGTGAGTAAACCACCATGTCAGCAATTGCTTCTGGCACTTCGCCTTTTTCAATCTGGCGTGCAAGACCTTCGGCGATAGCAGTTTTACCTACGCCAGGTTCACCAACAAACACCACGTTGTTTTTCTTGCGGCGTGCAAGTATTTCAACTGTGTCGTTAACTTCGCTTTCACGACCAATTACCGGGTCAATGTTGCCCATGGTTGATTCTGTGTTTAAGTTGACGCAGTACTTGTCTAGTATAGACTCGGCTTCGTCGCCATTTTCGCGTCTGTAGTTATCAACTGCTTCACGGTCTGCACCGTGCTTTGCTAAGATGTCTTTGGCTGGATTATCATCAAGCTCTGCATCAATGATGTCAAGTACAAGTGCAAATAATACATCGCGTTCTGTACAGTCTGCCGCTTCGGCAGTTGATAGCATCAGTGTTTGCTTTTTAATAATAGAGTCGATTGTTTGCGACATCTTGCCGTTTGATCCACCGAAGCCGGCTTGCGGTTGTTGCTCAATTTCTTTCTCGAGCTCTTCTTTAGCAAGCTTAGGGTCGCCGCCTAATTCTGCAACCATGTCTGCTACAATTTTTTCTTTAAGCAAAGCATGTGTAAAAACTTCTGGTGACAAGTAAATTACTTTTTTCTTGCGCTGAATGTCCATGCTGTTAGACAATACGCGCTGGAATAATTCTTGTGGTGATGACATAATGTACCCTTTATATTTCTGCTGATGAACTACTGAGTAAATGTATAATACTATCTTTGTCTTTTTCTGTCAAGTCTGGAATAACAATATGGCAAAAAATATACAAGTCTCCAGCGTCACTAATTCCTTTACCTGCAATACGAATCTTTTGGCCTTCCTGCGTTCCTGCTGAAATCCTAGTTTTTAACTTTGTACCGTCCGGATGGTTAATGAATAAGTCAATCCCGACCATTGCTTGTATTGCATCAACATACAGTGTTGTATAAAGATCATGTTTTCGCAAGACAAATTTATTGTTTTTAGCAACTTTAATAATAATTGTTGTTTTGCCAGTGGTTACACGAGATCCTTCTGTTACACCTGCAGGTATCTGAACAACTGTTTTCGATCCTGGGATAACTCGTTTGCAACCGTTACAGGCTTCTTCCAGTGTTACTGTGGCCGAAAAATCATTTGCGGGCTTTGGCTTTTTTGCATGACCTTGCTGGTAAAAGTAATCTTGTAAATCTTCAAACGGGTTTTTGTTCTTGCCTTGCAGTTCGTTGTCGTACTGCTTGCGCTTGTGAGGATCACTCAGGCACGAATATGCTTCGCCGATAAGTTGGAACTGTGCTTGTGCTGATGCATCTTTGTTTCGGTCAGGATGATAGTCAAACGACTTTTTCTTGTATGCACGTTTAATTTCTTTTGATGTTGCGTTGTTGTCAACGCCAAGTGTCTGATAGTGTGTCATAAAATAAGATTGCAGTTAATGGGCTACAATCTTATTTATGGTTTGATTAAAACGAGTGGGTAAAAATTAGATTGTTTAGCACAACTGCATTTTCATTTGTTTGATGTGCAATAAAAACATTAGAGCCGTACTTGGAAACTTGATACTCACTGCCTAATAAACTTTCAAGTGCCGAAGCTTCAGTTGAGTCAATATCAATAACAGATTCTGCCAGCGAGTATTTGCCCATGATGCTTTCGACTCTGCCAAAATCTTTTAGCACACCTTTTACTTTGCCAAAGTCAATAGTATCGTGCTCCAGTGTAATTTTAGCAATGTTGGAATTTTCAAGAAAGCGCCTGATGCTTTCTGTTACTTTACCAAGCGTGAGATGCTTAACCAATGCAGGGTCGTCTATATCAAATGCTTGCTCGGCACTGAAAGGTTCTACTTTCCAGTCGCATGAACCTGCAACGTTTTCAATGTCCTTGACCAATCTCAAAAAGATATCAAGAAAGTTTGCATCGCGTGCCACTTCAACAAAAACAACATAGTTGCCATCTTCGTCAGGGTTAGGACTAACTTCGGCATCGATAACGTCAACATAACCGCGCTGTATATATGTGTTAAGATCTTGTGCTGGTGCATCGTCTGTTGCGTAAAACGCAACAACTGCAACTTCTTCCGAAACACCCGACTTAGGTGTAAACTCGTCGATTGTGATCTTGTCTAGAATAGTACCTTTAAGACTGTTTCTCATTATAGTTCTTCCTCACCGTCTTCGAATTCCGAATCGACAATATCTTCATCGCTCAAAGGTTCGTCATCTTCGTACTGGTCTGCAACTTCTTGGTTGTCGTACAAGTCTTCATCATTATCGAGAAAACTATTGAGTTGATCAAAGTTGTCAGTGATGTATTTTAATGGCATTGCAATTTCAACTACCCATACAGGCTTTTCTTGTATCTTGGCCTGCTTGGTTGTGTTGTTTTGCCAATCGCGTGGTGATGTGATCTTCACCGGCTTTTTTAATGTATCTTTTGTAAAGTTTACTTCGCAACCTATCTTGGTAAGTCGTAATGCACCATCCGGATCGGGCATTAGCTTTTCCGGGTACATAAACTTGCATGTCATCCAGTATTTAGATACGTGAGGACCGTCAAGTAATTCGCCGGCGTACCAGTTCTTGTATGCTTTGATGCCCACTTCTTCAAGTGTGCGTTCGTACTCGTACAGCATATCAATCAAGTACTCTTGTTGGGTAATATTTGCTAAAGTATTCCTTACGTCTTCTAATCCGTAAACCATGAACCTTCCTACTAACGTTAATTTTATGTATTTATCTATAAGATGAGCGAGTTTAATAAGTTTAAGAAAAATGTCTTTTTAAGGCCATTATCATTTTCAGATGATAAGTATATGTAGATGGAAAATACAAATATCAAATTTCACTTCTATTCATCTTTACTCCAGACATTTATCTCAGGACGAGCTTTCGCTACCTTGAAGTCTGGCCTCAATTCCACAGGAGAAATACATTGAGAAAAAAGAAGCAGTCTAGCCAAGTAATCGATTTCGATCAATCAAACAAGAATCAACTACAGAAAACCAGATTCAGAAAGGTTGAAATGATACCACGTAACTTAGCTCAAGAAAATTATGTTGCCGACTTGTGCGACATGAGCACACGTATTACATTTGCACTTGGTCCTGCCGGTACTGGTAAAACGTTGCTTGCAGTAATGAATGCAATTAGACTTCTAAAAGAAAATCAAATATCGCGTATTGTTATCACTCGTCCGGCTGTGTCGGTTGATGAACAGCATGGCTTTTTACCTGGTGATCTAAACCAGAAAATGGAACCTTGGACTCGTCCTATAATGGATGTGTTCGAAGAATACTATAATCCTGCTGAAATCAAAACAATACTTGAAGAAAGAATCATCGAAGTTGCGCCATTGTCATTCATGCGAGGCCGCACGTTCAAAAACGCATATATTGTTGCTGATGAAATGCAAAACGCTACGCCTAACCAAATGAAAATGTTACTAACACGCATGGGCGAAGGCTCATACTGTTCAGTTACAGGTGACTTGGCACAGCACGATCGCGGATTCGAAGCAAACGGGCTAAAGGATTTTATCGAGAGATTAGAGTCACGCGGCGGCTCGCATGTGTTGAAGACTACTTATTTCCAACACAAAGACATCGAACGAGATCCTGTAGTTTCAGAAGTATTAACTGTCTACGGAGAGGATGAATAAATAATTTACTTAGGTAGCGTACTATATGTACGCTATTTTTTTGGCAATAAATTATGTTCTTAAATAACAAATATACAAAGTGGTACTTTGCTATAGTCGAGTCTGCAAAAGTAAACTCTCATAGCGGATACATCGAGAAACATCACATTATTCCACGGTGCATGGGCGGTAGCGATGACAACGAAAATATAGTTGCTCTTTCTGCGCGCCAGCATTTTGTTTGCCACCTTTTGCTAACAAAAATGGTAGATCAGGATCCTTATCTTAGTAAGCTAAAGTATGCAGCAATTCTGCTTTACACAGTGCATGATCAAAAAATAACCAGTAAAATGTACGAAACTCTAAAATCTAACATTAAGCAAACACCGGAGTGGATTAACAAGCGTACAAAGGGGCTAAAAGGCAGAGTGAGTCCAACCAAAGGAACGGTTGCGTGGAACAAGGGAATTCCTGCGTCGGCAGAGTCTAAACGCAAAGCATCCGAGTCGTTAAAAGGTAAGACACCATGGAACAAAGGCAAGGCACATCCTAGCGAAGTCAAAAAGCGAATCAGCGAAACATTAAAAACTAAATCATTTGACCACATGAGAAAAAAAGTTAAATGCGAGCATTGCGGAAAAGAAAGCACACAATCTGCAATAACTAGATACCATAACGCAAATTGCAAATATAGACAGTCATAAAAAAAGCGCCTCGTAAGGCGCTTTTTTATTCTGTTGTTATCGGTATAACAACCTTTTGCGAAATGCAATGCGGTATGCTTGTTGGCCCTCTATTATCGTACATCACTATACCACCTTTTTTATTACACTTGTCTTCGAACCCATCGTCGTACTTTTCGACTGCGCTCTTTTTATTACCGAGCATTGTCACTAAGGCTACAACAAGACCTATAGACGCTACTGCTGTCAACCATAA